TAACTGTCAGCGTCAAGCTGTACTCAAAGACTAATAGGAGGTTTATTATGTCAAATGTAATGTTCGCTCCTAAACTCGACAGAATTGATAGTTCTCTAGAGTTTGCTTTGGGGCAATTGTTCACTGATGTGGACGGTAAAACTTATAAGTATATTCAGTATGAAGAAGCTACTGCTGCTACTGCTGGCGTTGCAGGTGAAGTTGCCTACTACGCTACTGTGGCCGTTGGTGATGCTACTGGTACTATCGTTACCTCTGACTTGTCAGATAGTGATGAGGTTGGTGCTGGTGTATTACAAGCTGCTTTAACTGACGGTACTTATGGTTGGATTCAAGTTAGTGGAATCGCTACCCTCACTATAGCCCTTACGGCTGGTGCGGATGGTGATAACCTAACACCAACTGGAAGTACTGACGGAACTCTTGATCTAGCAACTGCTGCTACAGATGATATCTGTGCGGTAGCTATAGACGTGAGCGCTAAAGTAATTATGTGTAAATTCGCACATTAATGAATCGGGGGAGTGGGGCTTTGGTTTTGCCAGAGTACCTTCTCCCCTTTTTTTAGGAGATTGAGATGATTACAGTTGAAGTTTATGAGAAGAATTACGGCACAGAAGATGTGCCTTTAATGAAAACTCATATCAAGAAGACCAAAGTTATGAAGCAGCCACCTACTGTTGAAGTTGTGATTTTCGACAGGACTGTGACCAATCTGGATAAGGAAGCTTACCCAGAGGCTTTTGAGTCTAAGAAAGAAATTAAAAAGAAAAAATAATGGGGTGGGAGTTCGCTCCCATTCTTAACATAGGAGGAGATAAAAATGCACTATCAATTTAGAAGCCGCCCAGAAGAGGCGGACAATTCACTATTGGTTCAATTTAGGAAAGAACTGGTGGATGATAACTACCGCACTAAAACAGAGGGTAAGCCTGTATGTGTTGAGAGAGATTTTATAACTATCTTTCAACCTGGCTTAAAAGCTGGATTAGGAGAGATATATAACGGGCCTGTAAAGGATGACCATAAGCATAGGTTTCCTGATGAATGGAAGCGCTTTGAAGAAACAGGTAATGGTGATGACGTTATTGAGGGAACACCCCTTAAAGAAGTTACATCGCTTAAAAGAGATGAAATTAACCGTTTAGAGCTTCATGGGATTAAAGTAGTTGAACAGGCTGCTGATGCTCCAGAGAAGGTTATAATGGCTCTAGGAATGGGCGGACGTTCTATTATAGACCGTTGTAAGGCTTATATGGCCAAGATTAGCGGTGAACAGGCTCAGTTTAAGATGATTATGGAACTTCAGAATAAAGTCGAGGAGCTAGAAGGTAAGTTAGAGGCAAAGGATACTGCCAAGACAGAAGTTAAGGCTTCAAAGGATGCAAGTGAGAAGAAGGCTGAGAAAGATTTAGAAGATTTAGCTAAGGAAAATTAATGACACTTTTAACTATAGTTCAGGATGTTTTAGATAGAACAAGGCTATTTGACACCCCAACTTCCGTAATAGGAAATACAGATACTAACGTAAAAGCTGCGCTGGTATTGTTGGAGGAATTAGGCTTTGACTTAATGAAACAACGTGATTGGAACGTATTGCAAAGAGAGCAGACTTTAGCGTTGATTGCTTCGCAGGAGGCGTACGACTTGACTGCTAGTGCTGTAATAACCAATCAGGATTTCGATAGGTTTCTAGAGGATACCGATTGGGATAGAACGAACTTTAGGAAGATGTTTCAGGTTAATCCAGAAGACTGGCAGATACTTAAAAGCTCAACAGGAACTTCTGCTGAGATTAATAGGTTTATAAGGCGGAGGGGTAATGATTTAATCATACACCCCACCCCTTCTGCTGCTGATACTATTGTGTTTGAGTATATCTCTACTAAGTGGATTACTTCAAGCGGTACAGATTACGATACTTTCCAAGCTGATACAGATACAACTTACTTCCCTGAACACCTGTTAAAAGCAGGGCTTACTTGGAAGCTAAAAGAGAACTTTGGACAGAAACACGCCACCGACCTATCAAGATACGAACAATTACTAGCTAATTATGCTGCAAGTGATACGCCTGCTAGAACATTAAACACAGGCTTTGGTGATAGACGTCCAGTAGCTAATATACAAGATACGGATTTCGGATGACGTTAAGTACTCCTAACTTAGTTATAGAGCAGGATGAGGTAGATGTTCCTCTTTCGATACCTGCTCCCATAGGTGGCTGGAATACCCGTGATAACGTGGGTTCTATGGCTATTGAGGACGCTATTACTTTGGAAAATATCTTTCCTGATACTAAGGGCGTAAAGAATAGGAAAGGCTTTACAGATTGGGGTGTTACAGGAATAACAGGACAGATTGAGTCTTTATGGGAGTTTAAAAAGACAACTACTAGAACAGGAATAGCTGCTGCAAATGGTAAGTTATTTACTTGGGATGTTACGACATCGGCACAGGCTGCAACGGAAATAGGAACAGGTTATAGTAATAATAGATGGCAGTTTCTAAACACCAACCAAAGAACTATGATGGTTAATGGGGCTGACGTGCCTGTAGATTGGGATGGCTCCACTTTATCAACTACCTCTATAAGTGGCGACCTTTCGGGTTCAGAGCAGAATATGAATGGTATTCACAAGCATAAAGACCGTGTTTATTTATGGGATACTGACGACCAGTCATTTTATTATTCTGGTGCCGCTTTATATTCAGGGGCTTATTCAGAGTTTCCACTAGATACTATCTTTGCTGGTAATGTGATGATTATAACTACTGTATCACAGGATACTGGTAGTGGATTAGATGACTTATTAGCGATTATTAGCGATATTGGTGAGGTTCTGCTCTATACAGGATCTAATCCAGGGGATGCCTCAGACTTTCAGTTAAAGCAGCGTTATCAGATCCCACGCCCTATAGATGTAAGAGGGGTAACGAGGTTTGCTGGTGATGCTTATGTATTGGTAGAGAATGACTTTATACCTCTTTTAAGATATGTGGCCTCTGCTAATCCAGATGGAACTAAATTAACCGGAGCTGTAACGGATGCTGTAGAAGACTATGAAACGAATTTTGGATGGCAAGCTTTATTTTATGGTAAAGGTAAATGGTTATTCCTTAATGTTCCTGTTACAGAGAACTCAACGTATCATCAGTATGTTATTAATAGCGTTACGGGAGCGGCTTGCAAGTTTACCGGAATGGATGGTAATTGTTGGGCTACCGCTAACAATAGAATATTCTTTGGTGGCAATGGAACAATTTACAGGGCTGATGATGGCTTAGATGATAACACTGCTAATCTAGCAACTAATAAATTACAACAAGCGTTTACTACGATTGGCACAGATTACCGCAAGAAGTTTAATCTCTTTCAAATACTGATTAAGAGTTTAGGGGATATAACTATATCTCAAGCATTAGCGTTTGATTATGGAGATGCATTAACTGCACAGGCTAGTCAATCAACATCCACTGGAAGCCCGTGGGATACTTCTGATTGGGATACTAGCGATTGGAGTAGCGAGAATTTAACAAGATTAAAAACGTTTGTAGCTACAGGAACAGGTCTATCTGTAAGTCCTGTGCTTGAAATGACGCTAAAAGACATAGATTTCGAATGGTATAGAACAGTTTATACGTTTGATATTTTACAGACGTAAGACCTTAAAAGGTTCTTAAATAGTTCTTAGCGGGAAGATAAGTCTAAAATAGTTCTTAAAAGGTTCTTATATGGAGTTTATAGAAGCTGAAGGCATAGCTGAATGGGTAGGTCAGCGTGTAGATGTAAATTATTGGGGGGAGCATTATAAGGCTTACGGGATACTAGATAATAACAAGCTAGTTTGCGGAGTTGTTTACTCTAATTATCGTGGTAGAGATTGTGAGGTTTCTATAGCTGCCGAGGGGAAGTGGTGTACACGCAAGAATCTAAAGACGTTTTTAGATTATCCGTTTGAAGTTTTGGGATGCGAAAGAATTACAGCAATCTGTAAGAAAAAGAATAAGCAGGGAAGAAGATTTGTAGAAAGATTAGGGTTTAAACTGGAAGGCAATGCAAGAAAGGCTTTTCCAGATGACGACGCTATCATTTATGGTTTTTTAAAAGAGGAATATGAAGAATGGGTAAAAGCGCACCATCCGCACCAAGTCCACAACAGTTAGCAGCAGGAGCGGTAATCAA